TGTCGCTGAATTTATCGCCGGCACCGCCGCCGCCCCCGCGCTGACCACGACCGGCGACACAGATACGGGGGTGTTTTTCCCTGCCGCAAATACGTGGGCGGTGGCGACGGGTGCGTCGGAGCGCATGCGGATCAGCAGCGGCGGCGATGTTGGTATTGGGACGACGAGCCCAGGTGGAAAGACGGAAATTAAGTCGGTCTCCTCCGGTGCAGTAACAACCGCACTGGTCCTTTCAAACGATGTTGCAAGCTCGGTAAACACGGGCACAGACCTAAGATTCTATGTCAATACGGGCCGCGAGGAGCGCTACGCGGCTATCCGCTCGGTGCAAGCCACATCTGGCAATTTTGCTGACCTTCGTTTCCTGACTTCCAACTCAGATACCCCAGTGGTTCGCATGACGATCACGCCGGCAGGAGATGTCGGCGTCGGGACTGCTTCGCCTGCGGCAAAGCTGCATGTCAGTGGACAAATCCGCACCGAAGCCCCGACAGGCGGCACCGCTGCCAACTGGCGACTCGGTACCGTTCACACGGTCAGCCCAACGTCGCCCAATCGCACCATCGAAGTCGATATCGGCGGCACGATCTACTACCTGCACGCCAAGACCACCAACGACTGAAAGGAACCACCATGAACATCCTCTGGCAAATCGAGTGGACGCGCTGCGTCGCCGCGACGAACTCGTGGTATCGCATCGGTTGACCATGCCCAAAACCCCCGCTTGGCAGCGCAAAGAGGGCCAGAACCCCAAAGGTGGCCTCAACGCCAAAGGTCGTGCATCGGCCAAGGCGGAAGGTATGAACCTCAAGCCCCCGGCACCCAATCCGAAGACGGAGAAGGACGCGGCACGACGCAAGAGCTTCTGCGCGAGAATGGAGGGCATGAAGGCGAAGAACACCAGCGCCAAGACCGCCAAAGACCCCAACTCGCGCATCAACAAGTCGCTGAAAGCCTGGAACTGCTGACGTGACAACCATCCCCATCGTCTCTGGCATCTACACCGACAACGGCCCCGATCTCCGGGTGTCGTACCCGGTCAACATGGTGCCGACGCCGATCAGCAGCGGTGCCGGGAACCTGTTCCTGCGGCCCGGGGATGGCCTTGTCCAGTCTGTCACCGGCCCTGGTCCTGATCGCGGCGGGATCAACTGGAACGGCGTCCACTACCGGGTGATGGGCAGCAAACTCGTCAGCATCTCCTCGAACAACATCGTCACGGTGCTCGGGGATGTCGGTGGTGCAGACGATCAACCTGTCGTCATGGACTATAGCTTCGACCTGCTCGGCATCGTGTCGAACAACGCGCTGTGGTACTGGAATCCCGCAACCGGCACCCTGACCCGCAACACCGCACTCGGTCGGGTCATTGACGCCTGCTGGATCGAGGGCTACTGGATGGCGACGGACGGGCAGTTCCTGTTCGTCACCGACATCCTCAACCCGCTCGCCACGCTGCCGTTCTCCTACGACGCATCGGAACGCGACCCGGACCCGATCAATGCGGTGTTGCGTTTGCGCAACGAGGTCTACGCCATCAACCGGAACACCATCGAGGTGTTCGACAACGTGGGTGGTGGCTTCTTCCCGTTCGCTCCCATTGAGGGGGCGCAAATTCAGAAGGGGTGCATCGGCACCCATGCGTCCTGCGTCTTCCTTGAGGCGGTCGCATTCCTCGGCGGTGGACGCAACGAAGCGCCGAGCATCTACCTCGGGGCCAACGCCACCGCCACAAAGATCAGCACGCAGGAGATCGACAACCTGCTGCTGAACTACACCGAGGTGCAACTCGCCCAGGTCAAACTTGAAGCGCGCAACGACCGAAACCACCAGCTGCTGTACGTCCATCTGCCGGATCGCACGGTGGTCTACGATGCCGCAGCATCCCAGGCACTTCAGCAGTCTGTCTGGTACACCCTCACCAGCAGCGTCGTGGGGTTCTCTCAGTACCGGGCGAAGAACCTCGTCTGGTGCTTCGACAAGTGGTTCGCTGGCGATCCGCAGTCGAACGCCGTCGGCTACGTCGACCGCGACATCAGCACGCACTGGGGTCAGAAGGTGCGCTGGGAGTTCAGCACACCGATCGTCTACAACAAGACGAACGGTGCGATCTTCCACGAACTCGAACTGACGGCACTCCCCGGACGAGTCGCCATCGGTGTCGATCCGCAGATCAGCACGTCGTACAGTCTCAACGGGCTCTCGTGGTCGCAGCCGAAGTACATCCGCATCGGCAGCACGGGCAACCGTGAGAAGCGCCTGGTTTGGCGTCAACAGGGCTTCATGCGCAATTGGCGCGTCCAGCGGTTTCAAGGTGATTCCGACTCTCACTTGTCGGCCATGAACCTTGAGATTCGCGTCGAACCTCTGGCGTACTGATGGCTACCGGACGGCTCAGGATCGGTCGAGATCAACTCGCGTCCTTCCTCAAGGACCACGAGGCGATCCGCCAGTTCGAGCGTTTGTTTGCGGACGTCGAGCAGCTGGAGCCAACCACCCTCGCCGACATCATCCTCACGCTCGCCACCGCCGAGAACAAGGCCGGTGAGGCGCTGGATGCGGTGGAGAAACTGCGCCGGGAGATCGAACTCAGCGTCCCGCGAGTCGAGCAGCCGGCTGATGTGCTCGACGATCCGCGCATCGCGCAACTCGTCACGCAGATTGACGATCTGCGCAAGCAGGTTGAGGCGCTGCAGTCAGCACCTCCGCCACGCGAGTTCAAGCGGGCGCGCTACGGTTCGTTCCTTGATACAACCACGCAGACGGCCACGACCATCAACACGGCGAAGGCCGTCACGTTCGACACGACCGACATCTCGCGGGGCGTCTATATTGGCTCGCCCACCTCGCGGGTCTACGTTGACACGGAAGGCATCTACGACTTCCAGATGTCGCTGCAACTGGACAGCACGGTGTCCACGGACGAGCACTTCTACCTGTGGATGCGCATCAATGGCACCGACGTGCCGAACTCGGCGTCCACGGTGCGACTCAAGGGCAATGACGCCGAAATCATCCTATCTCTGAACTTCTTCCTCGATCTGAAGGCCGGTGATTACGTCGAGATGATGTACAGCGTCACCGATCTTGGCGTTCGGATTCAGTACGTGGCCGCATCACCCCCGGTGCCGGCGATACCATCTATCATCCTCACCGTCAACAACGGTGTGGAAGGAGTCCAATAATGACCGTCACCGTCAAAGTCCTCGTTGCGCCTCTCCAGATGGCGAACACGCAGACGACTCAGTACACCGCTCCCGCGAGCACCAAGACCATCATCGACAAGGCCACCGTGACAAATACGGACACGGTGAACCGCACGTTCAGTGTCAACCTCGTCACGAGTGGCGGGTCGCCGGGGAACGCGAACCTGATGATCGACGACCGTGCCGTAGTGCCCGGGGAAACCTACAACTGCCCGGAACTGGTCGGCCAGGTACTCGAACCCGGTGGCATCATCAGCACCGTTGCCAGCGCCGCATCGGCACTGACGCTGCGGGTGTCTGGTCGAGAGATCACTTGAGGCATACAATGAGCGCGCCGAGTTCTTGGCTACCGGCGGCCTCTGAGGACGTCATGGTCGACTCGCTACGGTCTCACTTCGCGTCGCTGATGTTGCCGCCTGCCGCGCAGGAGTGGCTGCTCATGCTATGGCAAGCGATCCAGACGTTTGACGACTACGCCGACAATGATGCCGTTAAGCGCGACGATCTGGATGCAACGATCTGGAACACCCTGGTCGCCATGCCGCAGAACCCGTTCTTCGCGCAGCACGCGGCGGCGCTGCTCTCGGCCTTGTCGGTTCTGATCCTCAAATGGCAGGCAAGTGATCGACAAGAGCGTGCCGGTGCTGCTGATGCAAGGTCGTTTGTCTGGCGAGCCGGGTACTACGACGTCGTGCTGCTGACGGTGCAACTCGTCCACGGTCCTGCTGCGGCAACGTCTGTGTCGAGCAAGGTGCTCGGGTTGTACGGTGAGTCGCTGGACGACTACATGAAGGAGTTCGGCAATGCCTAACCCAATCGTTGCAATAGCGGGATCGTCACTCATCGGTGGCGCAATGCAGTCGCGGGCTGCAAGCAAGGCCGCAGACGCGCAATCGCAATCTGCCCAAGCCGGCATCGAAGAACAGCGCCGCCAGTTCGACGAGATTCGCAGGCTGCTGTCACCCTACGTCGAGGCCGGTACCCCGGCGCTCGAAGCGCAGCAGGCGCTGCTGGGCCTCGGTGGCGCAGGCGCACAGCAGCAGGCAATCCGCCAGATCGAGCGCAGCCCGTTCTTCCAGAGCCAGATCGAGCAGGGCGAACGAGCCATGCTGCAACGTGCCGGTGCGACGGGTGGTCTTCGCGGTGGCAACTTGCAGGCGGGGCTTGCCCAGTTCCGTCCCGCGCTGCTTCAGGAAGCCATCAACCAGCAGTACGCCCGCCTCGGTGGCATGACGTCGCTGGGTCAGCAGTCTGCCGCTGGTGTGGGCACCGCTGGTCAGGCGATGGGTGGCAACATCAGCAATCTGCTCCAGCAGCAGGGTGCTGCACAGGCTGGCGGCATCCTTGGTGCAGCTTCACCATTCGTTCAGATGGCGCAGCTGCCGATGCAGATGGCTGGCTTGAACTACGCCCGAACCGGGCAGTTCGGCATCCCGGGCCTGTTCGGCGGAACTCCGATTGTTCCGCAACAGTACGCTGGCGGCATGACAGGCTTTTTCGGCGGCTACGGCACTGGCGGAGACTGACATGGTTCAGCCGATCAACTACACCATCCCCGTCGCCGATCCCTTCGAGAGTCTGACGAGGGGGATGAACCTGGGCCTGCAGATGGAGCAGGTGCAGGCTGCGCGGCAGCGACAAGCCCTGCAGGCGCAGCAGATGCAGGCTGAGATGCAGGCTGCGCGGCAGAAGGCCGAGCAGGATGCTGCCAAGGCTGCGGAACTCGCACGCCTTCAGGAAATCCCCCTCGAAGGCATGACCCAAGCGCAGCGGTTCCGGTTGATGGAACTCACGCAGAGTGAGGCCACCCGGGCGCACATGGCTCGTGCCTATGAGAGTCTGAGCACCGAGCAGCGCGCAAACCAGGCTCGCACCTTGGGTAGTCTGATTGTTGCGCTGGGGTCTAACCCTCAAGTCGGCATTCGACGGCTGCAGACGATGATCGAGGCGGAGAAAGACCCCGCTCAGAAGCAAGCACTCCAGGTCGCACTCCAGATTGCCGAAGTCAATTCCCTTGAGGCGGCGAGGATGATCGACGGCACGCTTTCAATGGCGGGGCCTGAATTCAGCAAGGTCGCGGAGTCGGCGCGCAACTACCTCAAGAACACGGGTAAGCCGCTGTACCCGGCGCAAGAGAAACCCATCGTGGTTGGGCGTGAGAGCTCGGTGTTCATGCCCGGAACCCGTGAATTCTTGACCCCTCCCGCACCACCCGCACCCCCTGTTTCGGTTGGTCGTGGTGGTGGCGCACCCGCTACTGAAAAACCCGCCAAGCCCGGCAAGGCTGTCAAGGTGGTCGACCCCGATACGGGCAAGATCATCATGGTTTCGGAGCAGGAAGCTATTGAGCGACGTATGACTCCAGCCGAAGGGTTGGAAGGGTTGTCGCCCAAAGAAATCCAGCGCCGCGAAGCGACGTTCCCGCAATCCAGACAAGCTGTGCGATCTGTTACGTCCACAATGTCGACCATTGAGGAGACCATTGACCGACTTCTCAAGAACAAGAGTGGTTTGAACCAGGCAACTGGTTTCATCCTTGGTCGAGAGATGGTTCCCGCTGTGACAGACGAGGCTCGCCTCGCAGTGGCCGACATCAACCAACTAAAGAACCTCGCATTCGTTCAGGGGTTGACTGAACTTCGTCAAGCATCCACCACGGGAGCCGGCGTCGGTAACGTGTCGAACAAGGAAGGTGATCGCTTTGAGAACCTGAAGGCTTCGCTTGATCGGGTGCAGTCTTACGACGATCTTGTAGCCGCACTGAGGCGACTCAAAGCACAGGCTACGAATACGAAGTCGTCGATGCAAACGGCGTTCGACGACACTTACGAGTATCGTCAGCAGCAAGCACAACCGCCCGCACCCTCGGGTGCCCCGCAACCGCCTGCTGCTGGTGGTACTTCAGTGCGCGTGACTGCGCCGAATGGTCAAGTGCTGGTCTTCCCGAACCAGCAAGCGGCTGACGCTTTCAAGAAAGCGGCGGGGATTCGCTGATGGCAACCGACTACGAAGCCCTGGCACGACGGTTTGGTGGTCAAGTTGCCAGTCCGACGGCCGATCAGGCATCGGTCACGGACTTTGCCGCGCTGGCTGCGCGGTTTGGTGGTCAAGCGGAACAACAGCAACCCACCACCCCACCCGGTCAGATCCCCGGCGCCCCCGCCAGTCTTGTTGCGCCGCCCAGTGTTCCCCCAACGACGCCCCTCGGTCAGCGAGCCATTCGGATGGTTCGCCCCACCGTGGAAGCACTTGGCACAGTTGCGGGTGGCGTCATCGGTGGTGGCGGTGGCGCAGTGGGTGGTAGCGTTGTCCCCGGTCCCGGCACTGTGGCCCTCGGCACGCTCGGCGCTGTGACCGGCGCGGGCGTTGGGTACGGCATCGCCAAGGGTGGTCTTGATCTGCTTGAGCAGTCTCTCGGGTATCGGGAGGGACCGAAGACCGCTCAGGAGGCGCTGGTCGGTGGTGCGCGGGATGTTCTGACTGGGGCGACGTACGAGACTGCTGGGCGTGTTGCCGCACCCCTTGTTGCGAGGGGTCTGGAAGGTCTTGCCGCGTTGCCAGGACGTGCTCTCGACTTCAGAGGTAAGCAGGCCACGAAGATCGCCAGAGAAGCTGCTGGCGATCAGATCGCCACGATTCGCGCAGCATTGCGAGGTGCTGCGCCAGGTGAGACGCCCGCGCAAGCAACCGCTGGTATCCAGCGCAACGCATGGCAGTCTCTGCTTGACCTCGGTCGACAAACGGATCAGATGAGCGTCACGCTGAAGAATCAGAGTGACGATCTGCTGAACGAACTTTCGCGCATGGCGCAGGGTGGCAATCAGACCGATATTGCCAACTCCATCGACGCCTCGCGCAAGGTGCTCAATGCGTTGGTGGCACCAATACGTGAAACGTCACTCGACGCGGCAAATCAGCAGAAGGCCAACAGCCTGAACTATGTCAACACCATGCTTCAGCGCATCTTCTTGCAGAAGCAGGTTCCTCCGCCACAAGGGTTGCAACCGCTGAGCGTGGACCGAATTGTCGGCGCCATTGACGAGGCGAGGGCGCAACCCGGTGCGCGAGTCAGTACGACGCAGCAACAAGTCCTCGGCCGACTACGTGCCCAGATTCTCAATGCTGCCGAAATGAACGGTGGCACTATTGATGCTTACGATCTCTATACCATTCGCAAGGAAGGGGTGAACGAGATCATCGACGCGCTGATGGTCGGTCGTGACCCTAAGGTAAGCAAGAAGGTCGCTGCGGACGTCCTAGGAATTGTTCGACCGGAAATCGACAACGCGATCATGCGAGCCGGTGGTACGGAGTGGAAAAACTATCTTGATACGTTCAGCAAGGGTGCGAAGGATTTGGAGAAGCGGCAGATGGCCGCTGAAGCGTTCCGCATGTTCAAGGACTCCCCGCAAGAGTACGTCAAGCTTGTGCGGGGCAACAACCCCGATGCGGTAGAAGCAGTCTTTGGTCCGGGCAACTACAACATCTTCAAAGAGATGTCGAACGAGATGTCCACGCTGAACAAGGTCGCATCGTACATCGAGCGCGAAGGCGTTATCGCAAATGCGGCAAAAGGCGGACAAAAGGAACTTGACCGAATTGTAAAAAAACATCGCAAGCACAGGCTGATCCCGAACTGGTTCAACCCCTGGGTGACTGCCACGAACCAGCAACTGACCAAAATTCAAGATCGGCTGAACGACGAGACGCTTCGTGTAATCGAGCGCGCCGCGCAGTCGAACCAGTCGATGCTCGATCTTCTTGAGGGCTTGCCTCGCAGCGAGCGCAGCAAGTTGATGAAGATGATCAACGGGCTTGGTAGGATGGGCGCACCTGTTGTCCAGACCCCCGCCGCCCGTGGCGCTCTCGTCACCACGATGGCACCAGAAGAACAGCAACCTCAAGGCATCATGTCCCCCGAGGAGCAACAATGACCGCACTCAGCATCCAGCCCGCCTACCCGCTGTTCACCGACAAGGATGGCGCGCCGTTGCGAAACGGCTACATCTGGATCGGTGCGGCCAACCTGCCCCCGCAGACGAACCCCATCGGCGTCTTCTGGGACGCGGCACTCACCGTCCCTGCCGCGCAGCCCATCCGCACGATCAACGGCTACCCGTCGAACAACGGCACCCCGGGGCGTCTGTACGTCAACAGCGACTATTCGGTGCTGGTGCAGGACCGATTCGGCACGCTGGTCTACAGCGCACCGGCTGCTGGAGAGCGGTTCAGCGAGGTCGTGATCACCGGCATCGACTCGTCGAAGGTGCAGTACCTGCCGGGTGGCACAAGCGCATCCCCCACCAATGTGCAGACGGTGCTGCGTCGCACCATTCACGTTGACGACTTCGGTGCCATCGGTGACGGCATCGCCAACGACAGCGCCGCGTTCCAGGCTGCGGTGGACTACGCTGAATCGCTTGTCGGCACGTCCGCCTTCGACGCCGTAGGCGTAGAGATCCAACTCGGCCCGAAGAAGTACCTCCTCGGGTCGACCATCACCGTGACCAACGGAGGCATCGGCTTCCGTGGGCCGCTGGGTCGTGGGGCGATGGT